TTGCTATTACCAATTGTAACTTTTCCGATTGTCTTACTTCTTACAATATCATCTGACTGCACCTTGGCAGTGCCATCTCCGTTGCTTTCAAGTAAATCACCACCTTCACAAGCACCTGTGACTTTTACTGCTGCTATACCTACGGATGTTACATTAACTTTATCACTAGACTCAAAAGTATCTACTACACCATAAACTCTCTTATCCCCAACAGAGTCAGATATTTTAACTTTTGCGTGGTCTGCTCTTGTTTGTCCTTCTTTAGTTCCCTCTACATATACATCAAGCTCATCTATGGTGCTAACTACTGTTCCTCTTTCTGTGTCTGTAGAAATACCAGAACTTTCGTGTCTACCTGCAAAACCATTATAACTAACAGTTGACCCAGAAACAGATATAGTTCCCTCACTACTATCTGCCTGACGCAAATCAACTATAGTTCCATCATTACCTATTCTATTTACTTCTAGTGGTGTACCACTATTTCTAGCAACAACTACAGAATCTCCACTACGAGCAGTAAATCCTGCATTTTGTCTGCTAAAACTACCTGAAGTGTTTGCTGAATTAGTAGTAACATCACCACTTCCGTTTATCAAAAGTGCTTGACTTAATGAGTTATTTTTATAATGAAAGAACGACATATAACTATCAATATTGCTGTCGGAAGCAGTCCAATCATTCTCTTTCCCAACTTTAATTCTTCCTGCTTCTGCTTTCGTTGAACCAGAATTTCTATTTAATCCAAAATCAATATTAATAGCTTGGGCTGTTCCTGCCGTATTGTCATAGTTACTTACCTGCAAACCTTTTTTTGAAGAGTTGCCATTATCTTGAGCGTGAAGTACAGCCTCTGGTGCACTAGTGTTAAATCCAACTTTATCATTTCCTGCGTCAACAAAAATTGCATGAGTGTTGCCGTTACTCTCAACACGGAAGTCCACATCTTGGCTTTGTTCGTTAACAGTGACATTACTGCTATCAATCCGAAGTTTTTCTACCGCACCGCCATTTCCTGCATCGTAAGAACCAGCGTAGAATATATGGCTAGTTGCTTCTTGAACGCCCCAAGCCCCACCACCGTAGTACAGCTGTCTACTTGATCCATTATCCCAAGAACCCACGGTGAGCCAACCTGTGCTACTATCATCTTTTTGTTTTGAGGTCGCAAACCCACCACCGTTACTCCCGTTTGCACTACCACCACCAACATGAAGATAGTGAGTTTCCCCAACTATGGTAAGAAGTGCTGTACCACTGTCATCGTTTAAGTCTCCACTACCTATTAACGCTTGATTTGTACCTGCATCTATAAAAAACATATGAGAGTAGCTGTCGCTCTCAATACGGAAGTCTGCGTCTGCTCCACCTTCGTTTATAGTTACAGCACCTGTTGAACTTATACGCATACGTTCTGTTGGGGTACTACTGCCATCCGAAGTTGTACTAAACACCAATCTTCCGGGCATATCATTTGATCCGGGTGTACCATCTACAAATGCTGCAATAGATGCCCCTGCACTTCGGATGTCTGTACCGTCATCTCCACCCCAATAAATGTACCCCATCGGGTCATCATCACTAAGGATTGAAAAAGAGCCAACTGTGCCTGATGCTGAAGCCGTTAATGCTAGTGTTGAAGGCCCACCAAAACGAGCCAATCCAAGTGTAGCACTTGTGCCTATAACACTGAACTCCACACTTGAATTAACGATTGGTATTTCTGCATTATGGCCAATTATAACAGAATCACCACCACCATCAACGAACAACATATTAGCATTGCCATTAGACTCAACACGGAAGTTTAGGTCTTTGCTGTCTTCATTAAAAACTGTTTCTGTGTTAGTCATGTCCATTCGACTGTCAAATGAACCTGCTACCATTGTGCCTATTTTATATCTTCCGTCCTCAGTGCTATCAGTAACGTCTAGTATAGAACTAAAAACTTGTGCATAGGTTATAGTTTCTCCTGCACTATTTTCACCTTGAAAATTTATTCTTCCTACTTGATCATCATCAGCAGGACTTGCACTATTTCTATATAAATTTAAAACTGGACCTTTAAGTGCACCTGCATCTGCAGATGTAAAAGTAACATTACCAGAACTTAACTCCATAACTGTAAGATCAGTTCCAGCTACCATAGTGTTAAACTTTAATGTACCATCCTCTGTACCATCTGTAACATCTCCAATACTTGCTAATATAGATGCATAAATTGTCTTATTGTCACCATCATCTTTACCTGAAAAGTCTATGTGACCTATGGCATCACTATCTGCAGGACTTGAAGAATCTCTAAGAATATCAAGCTGTGGTCCTTTTGCAGAACCTGCATCATCCGAAGATACAGTAACTAGATTAGAAGTTATTCCAGCAGTAACTGCCAGTGCATCAGTAGTAACAGTACCATCAAAGAAAGCATCTTTAAATTCTAACGAGGATGTACCTAAGTCTACTGTATTTGTTGTTTTAGGTCTTAAAACTGATGCAGTTATTACCACATCTTGCGTTGGACCAAGAACTGCAATAGGCGCACCCTCTGCAGATGTACCATCGTGTGTGTGACCAGAAGAAGAATTAAATGCGGATTCTACTGCATCAAACTCACCATCTAAATCAGAAGCATTAATAATGTTACCGTCAGCAATATTATTTGCTGAATCATTTCTAGTGTAACCTGTTCCCATAATATTTTACCTTCTTGTATTTGTTCCGTACTCTAGTGTGATAGCATCTAAAGAATATGGTGGATCAGTGCTATCAGATGTGAATTGTAGAGATACAACAAAACCTGATCCTATTAATTGTGTTTCAAAAACTGTTAGTAGTTTAGTTCCAAAAGTAGCTGATCCAAATGATCCAGAACCAAAAAATGCGACAGAACCTGTAGCGTTGTTAATACTAATTGGTAGTGGCTGTATACTTCCTTTTTGATCAAAGTCTAATTTTAAACTTGAGTCAAAAGTTACACTACCTTGAGGGTCTGTATATAAAAACATTTTATAAAATGTCTTACGTACTCTTGGGTCGTTTATTGGTAAGTAAGGTGTAGAAAAACTAGAAGATATACTAGCTCCATCAAAACTACTACCTTGTTCCATATGGTATAAGTAACCATCATCATGTGCAAAAACTATTGTTTCTGTATTTTCATTTAGTTTACTATCAGCTACGTGTGCTCTTATACCTCTTATATCTGACCAAGCCATACCCTCACCACCTTGAACAGCAAATTGTGTTCCTAGTATACCTTGTGCAGAATCTGTACTAATATTTGTATTATACCCTAATATACGATATTGAGATTTTTCTCTTACTACAACACTTGCAAAAGAAGTATTTGCTGCAATAAAATTTGTAAATTCTTTTTGTATTGTTTTAGATACGACAGCTAAACCAAAGTCTCCTATCCTATCTGTAGCACTTAATAATCTTAATCCATCTGGACCAAGAAACATTATATCACCACCTACTTCTTGTATTGTATCTGTATTAGGACAACCAATATCTAAAGTAACAGGTTGTAATGTAAAGTCTGCTATGGTATTACCAGTTAATTGAAATATAGAAGAGTTAGTAAATATTATTAACTGTTGTCTAAATACTATTAGTCCAGTAATTTCCGCACCAACATTTATAACACCTGACCCATTTGCTGCTGTAAAATCATTGTCTGTAAATGGTGCAGTAAAAGTTAATACATTATCCTTACCAAAAAATAATGTATTCTTAAAATTTATAACAAATTTTGCAGCTAGTACATCTGATGGTGCATCATTAAGTGCAGTAAATATATTTTTATCATATAGTGCAGGTGGATTAGTTCCATCTACAATAGCTATTTTATTTGTTCCAGAGTAGTTATACCTAGAAAATCTAGTTTTACCAGCACTTTCTCTTGACGTACTTAAAAAAGTTATTACAGCATCATCTGCTGGAGAACTAGCTAATGCAGGTACTATTGTTAATGTTGTACCACCTGAACTAACTGTAGGTGTAGAAGCTATGGTATATATTTTATCTACGCCAACAATCTTAAATACGTCACCACCTTGAGGTGTACTAGTTAAACCATCTATAATTAAACTTGTGCCGGTTTGTGATGCACCATTTACAAGTACAGTTCCA